CGGTCCGAAAGGGCTGACCGCGCGGAAAGGTCGGCGGCGTGATGGCGGGCGGGGGGGTGTCAGTGTTTGGCCGGGGCACCAGGAAACCCGGACAGGACGATCTCCAGGTCGTCGGCCAACACCGGATCGGCCCGGCGCGGGTGATCGATCTCGGGGCCGAAATCCGCGACCGTCAGGCCCGTCTTGCGGATCAGCGCGCCGATGACAGCCTCGTCGATCGCGAGTTTTCGCTCTATTCCGGTCAGCAGCTGTCCCTGGGCCACCAGCTGATCGCGCAGGCGATCCACGAGAACACGGAGCGTCGGGCGCGGTCGGCCGGTCATCGTCTGGTCTCCTTCTGCGGGCGCCTGTGGCGCGGGGGGCGGGCATGACCGGCCAGACTGGCACGCCCGCGCGGCCGCCGCATCCCCAAGAGTTTTTCGCCGAGGCGTTTCGGAACTTCCTCCACGAAAACTACCGCGACCCCTACCAGGTGGCGCGCGCCTTCTATGTCGAGGCCCGCACGGCGCAGTACTGGTGGTCCGGGCGCCACGTCCCCAACGGGCTGATCGTCGCCATGGCCTTCGGGATGCACCCGGCCAGCGCCGCGCGCCATCTGCGCCTGGTGGTCGACAACCCGCAGCCGGTCGAGCGGCCGCGCCCGGCGGTGCGCCCGGCGGCGGGGAGGGCCGGATGATGGCCGCCCGGCGCCCGCACCGGATGCGAAAAGTTTTTCGGAACCGTGCTGCGGCAGCGGTTTTCGGCGCCGCGCTGCTGGCCCCGGCCGCCGCCGCGCCCTGCGGCCTGCGCGCCGCCATCGTCGCCCGGCTCGGCGCGGCCTATGGCGAGATCCAGCTCGGCGCCGGGCTGGCCGGCCCGGCCGCCCTGATCGAGGTCTTCGCCGCTGCCGGCACCGGCACCTGGACCATCCTGCGGACCGGCGCCAATGGCGTCGCCTGCGTGCTGGCGGCCGGCCAGGGCTGGCAGCCCGCGCCCCCGCCCCCGCCCGGCGACCCGTCATGACCCGCCGATCCCATCTCCCCGGCCGGTGTTCCGTGACATCCCCCCGGCCGCACCTCGCCTGGCGCCGCGCGTCTTGCCATCGCGCGCGGCGCCAGGCGCCTTTCGGGGGGTCGCCATGACGGCCGGAACCGAGATGCTGACCCGCGACCTGGAGGCGGCGCTGCTGCTGGCGGCGCTGCTGCTGGACCCGCCGCCGGGGCGCGAGGGCTGGCGCGACGCGGGGCTGCGGCTGATCGACGGGCTGCGCCCCGCCCTCGGCTTCCGCTCGGCGCTGGCCCAGGAGCTGCTGTTCGCCGTCGACGATTTCCGCCTGGCCCGGGTCGACCCGGAGACGCCGGCGCCGCTGCGCGCCTGGCGCGCCCGCCACGACCTGGCGACCCGGCTGCATTCGATCTGCGCGCGCCACCTGGTGGCGGCGATCGAGCGCATCGAGGCGCGCGGCATCGCGGTGCGCGCCCCGGCCGTGGTAGGCCCCGAGGCGGGTCGGGTGGCGGAGGGCGCCGCGTGAGCGCGCCGGCCCGCACCCCCGAAGCCGGCGCGGCCCGGGTGCCGTTTTCCGAGATCTGCGATCGGCTCAACGCCGATCCCGAGCTGGTGCTCGAGCGCTACTGCAGCGTCGCGGGCGCCTGGCGCGACCGCCAGGGCCGCCACTGGTGCCTGTCGCCGGTCCGGCCCGACCGCACCGTCGGGTCGTTCTACGTCAACCTGCACGGGGCTTATACCGGGCGCTGGCGCGATGAGGCGGGCGGCGCGCATGGCGACATGCTGGACCTGATCCAGCGGGCCGAGCCCTGCGACAAGATCACCGCGATCCGGATCGCCAAGGCGCTGCTCGGGATCGACGACACCTCGCCGGAACTGCGCGCCGCCATGGCGCGGCGCGCCGAGGACCGCCAGCGCCGGCGCGCCCGCGAGACGGCGGCGCTGGCCGAGCGCAAGCGCGCCTTCGAGCTCGCGGCGCAGTGGCTGAGCGCGGTGCCGGCCATCACCGGCACTCCGGCCGAGTTCTACCTGGCGGCGCGCGGCATCGATCTGCGCGCCCTCGGCCGCCAGCCGCGATCGTTGCGGTTTCACCCGGCCTGCCGGTTCCAGGGCCACGACCCGGAGACCGGCGAGGTGATCGAGGGCGCCCATCCCGCGATGCTGGCGGCGATCGTGGCCGTCGACGGCGCCTGGATGGGCTGCCACCGCACCTATCTCGCCGATCGGCGCGGGCGCTGGGGCAAGCTGCTCGCCAGGGGCGCCAAGCTCAGCTACGGCTCGAAGCGGGAAGGCGCGATCCGGTGCTGGTCCGGGGCGGGCCCGCGCGGCGGCAAGGGCTGCCCGATCGCCGAGGCCCCGCCCGGCCAGCGGCTCTATCTGACCGAGGGCATCGAGGACGCGCTGTCGGTCGCCATGCTGAAGCCGGACGCCCGCGTCTGGGCCGCGATCGATCTCGGCAACATGGCCACCGTCCGGCTGCCCGGATGCGTGGCCGAGGTGGTGCTCTGCGCCGACAACGACCTCGGCGACGCGGCCAGGCTGGCGCTCGGCAACGCCGTCGAGGCCCACGCCAGGGCCGGGCGGCTGGTGCGGGTCTGGCGCAATGAATGGGGCGGCAAGGACGTCAACGACGCCCTGCTGGCGGCGGCGCGGGATCCCGATCACGGACTGGGGGATGCGGGTCATGCAGCCTGAATGGCCTGAAGGCTACGTCTACCAGGTGTTCTGGTCCGACTGGGCGGCAGCGCCGAACCGGCGGCCCTTCGATCTGATCGAGACCGAGTTCCCGACCATGCAGTCGCTTTATCAGCATCTGCAGGCCGGCGGCGCCGTCGCCGCGGCCGAGCTGGTGACCCGCTGGGGCTCCGAGCGCGGCCAGCGCGTGGTGGTGCGGCGTGCCCCCTGCATCTTCACCCTGGCCGCGGTCGCGCGGATGATCGAGCCGACCTGGTCGATCGTCGAGGGGGGATCGGATGAGCCCGCCTGACGACAAGCCCCGCCTCAGTGTGGTGGCGGCCAGCCTGGCCAATCCGCCGGTGGCGGCCGCGCCGCGCCCGGCCGAGGCGGCGCCGGGCGCCGCCGGCGGCGATGCCGCGCAGTCGGACACGCGCCCCCCCGGCCGCCCCCCGAAAGCCCCCGACCGGGCGGCGGGCGAGATCTTCCCCGGCTCGGCGGTCACCGCGCTCGGGGTGGACGGAAAATACTTCCAATACCTCGACTGCCTGCAGCAGCTGCGCGCCGTCGACACCCATACCCGCGACGTGATCCGCGGCCTCTATGGCGGGCGCTCCGACCTGCTGGAGCGCGCCTGGCCGCGCTGGTCGCGCTCCGAGACCGACCCCAAGATCATCGGCTGGGTGCACGAGGACGGCGCCGCCGCCATGCAGCGCGCCTGCGCCGAGAAGGGCGTCTGGGCGGCGCGCGAGCGGGTGCGCGGCCCCGGCGCCTGGCCCGACGGCCAGGGCGGCCTGATCCTGCACTGCGGCGACAAGGTGCTGCTGCGCGGCCCCAAGGGCGGCGACGACTGGCGCCGACCCGGCGAGATCGGCGGCGTGGTCTACCCGGCCGGCCCCCCCGGACCCCGCCCGGCCGACTGCGACGACGGCGCCGGGCGCGCCGCGGCCGACGAGCTGCTGGCCGCGATCGGCACCTGGCGCTGGCGCCGGCCCGAGGTCGACGCCCAGATTGCGCTGGGATGGACGGTGGCCGCCATGGTCGGCGGCGCCCTGGCCTGGCGGCCGCTCGCCTGGGTCACCGGCGACCGCGGCACCGGCAAGTCGACTCTCCTAGAGCTGATCGGGGCGCTGATGGGCGGCGAGACCGGTCTGGTCCGGGCTTCGGACGCCTCCGAGGCCGGCATCCGCCAGGCGGTGATGCACGCCACCCTGCCGGTCACCCTCGACGAGCTCGAGGCCGAGGCCGACAACCGCCGCCAGCTCGCGGTGGTCAAGCTCGCGCGCCAGGCGGCCTCGGGCGGCTTCGTCTTGCGCGGCGGCGCCGACCACAAGGGCCAGGAGTTCCGGGTCCGGTCCTGCTTCCTGTTCTCCTCGATCCTGCTGCCGCCGATCCTCGACCAGGACATCAGCCGCATCGCGCTCCTCGAGCTCGATCAGCTGCCCCGCGGCGCCACGCCCCCGAAGATCGACCCGGCCCACTGGGCCGCCCTGGGGCGGCGCATCCGCCGGCGCTGCTGGGACCTGTGGCCGCGCCTGCACGAGACCCTGGAGCTCTACCGCGCCGCGCTGGCGCGCGCCGGGCACGGCGCGCGCGGCTGCGACCAGTTCGGCACCCTGCTGGCGCTCGCCGATCTGGTGCTGCATGGCGGCGAGCCCGACGGCGAGGTGCTGGACGGCTGGGCCGCGCGGCTGGCCGCCGGCGCGGTCGCCGACCAGACCGACGAGAGCGACAGCTGGCAGCGCATGCTGGGGCACCTCTGCAGCCAGGTGCTGGACGTCTACCGCTCCGGCATCCGCTTCACGGTGGGCGAGCTGATCGCCGCCGCCGCCGACCTGCCGGACAACGGCACCGGCTTCGACTGGCGCGAGGCGCGCAAGCACCTGCGGCGGATTGGCATCGGTATCGAGGGCACCAGGGACGAGGCCAGGGTCGAGATCGCCAACCAGCACGACAGCCTCTCGGCCCTGTTCCGCGACACCCGATGGGCCGCCGGCGTGCACCGCCAGGACGTGCGCCGCATCCCTGGTGCCGAGGCCGGCACCGGCGTGCACACATTCGCCTATGTCGGCTCCCGGTTCTGGGTTTTCCCATTGAAATCAATCCCATGGTTCCTCGACCCCGCGCCCGGCCAGCCCGCCGCCACGCGCCCCGAGGACCTGCTGGCACCCTTCAAGTAGGCGGTGGCGACGATGACCCTCACCCGCACCCGGACCGGCCTTGACCGCGCGCCCCGCACCCGATACAGGACGCGCGTTCCGCGCGGGCCGTCATCGATACAGGTGCGGTTTGGCCACGCGATGTTGCCGATCCGCCACGGGTTCGGGTTGTACAACATTACAACGTTTAGTACAACACTAAACAACCCGAATGTTGTAGTAATACCAGAGCGATTTCAATTGGTTACGTCGCTCTACAACATTACAACGTTTTTCGCCTCGCGCGCATACGTGATCAGGCGCGCGTGGGGCGCGCGATCATGTGCGCGCGAGAGCGTGTGTTGTAATGTTGTAATGTTGTATAACCTATCTAAGATATTGATAGATAAGGATAATCTTCTACAACATCGCTACAACATTGCAACGTTTGGTGTTGTACCAAGTGTTGCAGCAGCCATCGCCCTGCTGGTCTCCGGCGGCGGAAACCTGTTTCTTATCAGGAGTTTAGTCTGATGGCGGACGGGCAGGCGGTGCGGATGGCCAGCGTGGCGGCGGAGCGGGTGGAGCGGGCGCGCGAGGTCGGCGTGCAGCTGGCGCTGTTCGGGCCGCCGGCCGCCCCGGCGGTGGAGCCGGAGGCGGCGGGCCGGATCGGGCGGCCGAAGGGCGCGCGCTCGAAGGTCAAGACCCAGCTGCGCGAGCTGATGGCCGCCCAGGGCTGGCGCGACCCGGCCTCGCAGCTGGCCTATCTGGCGGGGCTGAACTCGCGCGACGATCCCGACCTGGTGGCGGTGGGGCGCGCCGAGGCGCTGCTGGTGGCGGCGGGCGACCAGGCCGAGTGCGAGGCGGCGCTGGCGGACGCCAAGGCGCTGCTGGCAGAGGCGGCCAACCGCGATGAGCGCAGGATCGCCTTCCGGGCGATCGCCGACGCGCGTGGCGCCCTGGTCGCGCGGGCCGAGCGGGTGGTCGACTTGGCGCTGGCGGTGCGCAAGGAGATGCGCCTGGCCGCCGATGCGCTGCTGCCGTACGTGTTCGCCAAGGTCACTCCGGACGTGGTCGACCAGCGCCAGCAGATGTTCATCCAGATGGCCGCGCCGGGGGCCGGTGCCGCGCCAGGCGCGGTCACGGCGCGGCTCGGACCGCCGCCGATGCCGTCCGGGAATGTCGAGCAAGATCAACATGTTAGCGATGCGCCTCCGGAGAAGTCGGACGGCGGGTTGTCGGACGGAAACGGGGAATGATGGCTAAGCCCTTGATCGGTAACGGTTTTCAACCCAGCGCCCCGCTGATGCGAAATCAGCGGGGCGCGCGGGCTGCGCCGGAGACCCCCCCCCCCTCCCTGTCGGCCAGCCCCGGCCCCGCCCGGCCCCCCCGGGGGGGCCGGGCCGCGCGTACGGGAGGCCCCCTCCTCCGACCCCGTGCAGCGGTTCCGGTTCGCGATCCGGTCGGGGGAGGGCGGAGAACATGGGATCCGGCCGCCGGGGTCGGGGGGGCGCCATGAGCGGGTTCTGGGAAGGGCTGGGTGAGGCCGAGCTGCGCGTCGCGCTGGGCGAGGGCCGCGCGGTCGAGCTGCCGCCGGGCCCGCATGAAGCCCGCGACGAGCCGTGGCGTCAAGAGTGGATTTCGCCGGGCCCGGTGGCCGACCGGTTCTACTGGTCGGACGCGGATGTGTGCCTGATGCGCGGCCCGGTCGGGTCGGGCAAGACCACCGCCAATCTGCGCAAGCCGTTCCGGCGCGCGATGAGCATGCCGCGCAGCACGATCGACGGGGTGCGGCGCTACAAGGTGGTGATCGCCCGGGCGACCTACCGCAACCTGTGGCAGACCACGATCCCGAGCTGGTTCGAGGTGGTGCCGCGGGGCGTGGGCGCCTGGGCCGGCGGGCGCGGCGACCCGGTGACCCAGACCATCCACTACGCCGACGAACACGGCCCGGTCGAGTTCGTGGCCGAGTTCCTGGCCTTCGGCGAGGGGGCCTCCGAGATCCAGGCCAACATGCGCGGGGTGCAGACCACCGACCTGGTGATCGAGGAGGCGGACACGGTGGACCCGATCCTGTTCGCGACCGGGATCGGGCGCATCGACCGCTATCCGGCCAAGCTGCACTTCCAGGGCGGGCCGGCCGACCCCCGGCCCTATCCGCCGGAGCTGCAGAGCTGGGGCCAGGTGAACATGACCTACAACGCGCCCGAGGAGGCCAACTGGATCCTGGTGCTGGAGGGCGACGCCGGCCAGGCGCGCGAGGTGGACCTGGCGCTGCGGCAGATCATCGCCGAGGCCGGGATCGAGATCGCCTATTTCCGCCAGCCCGGCGCCTTCGAGCCGGGGGCCGAGAACATGGCCAACCTGGGCGCGAAGTACTACCCGCGCCAGCTCGCGGTAATGCGCGCCGCCGGGCGCGGCCACGACATCGAGCGCCTGGTGCACAACAAAATCGGCTACATCCGCGACGGCGACCCGGTGTTCGAGCGCCATTTCCGCGTCCGCATCCATGTGGCGGCCGAGCCCCTGGAGCCCTGGCCCGGGGTGGCGCTGCGGATCGGGCTCGACCAGGGCTTCTTCGGCGCGGCGGTGATCTGCCAGTTCCGGCCGCCCTACCAGTGGCGGGTGCTGCGCGAGCTGTGGTTCAATCATTCGATGTTCGGGCGCGATTTCGGGCTGGCGCTGCGCGGCCTGATCGAGGAGGACCCGGTGCTGGCCGGGCTGCGGGTCGAGGGCGGCTGGGGCGACATGGCGGGCGAGGCGGGCAACGCCGCCGGGGCCGAGAACGAAAGCTGGAACGCCTCCGTCAGCGAGGTCAGCGGGATCGACATCGTGCCGCAGACCTTCGGCGCCAACCGGATCGAGCCGCGCCTCAACGCCATCCGGGGCGCGCTGGACCACCTCCACATGGGCGCGCCCGGGATGGAGATCGACCCCGGCTGCCGGATGCTGATCCGGGGCTTCGAGGCGAAATACGTGTGGAAGGACGACGTGGACCACTCCGGCAACCGGACCCGCAAGCCGAAGAAGAAGGGCTGCCGCGAGGCCGACGTGATCGATGCGCTCGGCTACGTGCTGATGAGCGAGAGCCTGCCGCAGGGTCTGACGCCGGTCGAGGACCGGGCCGGCCCGGGCCGGGCGGGGCCGGGCCGGCGGCGCCCGGCGGAGGCGCCGGTGAAGCGCGATGACTGGAGCCCGCTGATGGGGCTGGGAGGGATGTGATGGATTTGGCCGCCGATCAATTCGAGCGCCGCCCGGGCTTGCCGCCCGATGGCGAGCAGGGGCTGTTCCTCGGCTTCGATCGCGCCGGCCGCCCCTACGTCCTGCGCTGGTTCGCCGGCATGAAGTGTTGGCGCGGTGTCGGTTTCGATCCGAAGCATCCGATCTTCTCGTTTTCGTTCCTCGCCCGCCAGGAGATGGCCGGGTTCATCGTCGCCCACGCCCCCGTTGAAGCGCTGGTTGCGGGGGGCGGGGCATGACCGTCGCCTTCTGGCCGGGCTGGGACGCCGACGCGGTCAGGGCCGTGCTGCACGACCTGAGGCCGCTGGACGCCGAGGAGGCGTTCGCGCGGCTGCCCGCGCCCGATCCCGACCAGCTCTACGTGCAGCTGTGGCTGGCGAAGGACCACGCGCCCTGGTTCGAGGTGGTCCGCAAGCCCGACCTGATGGGCGCCGCGGCCGCCTTCGCGGCGGTCACCCTGGTCAGCCCGGGCGTGGGGCAGGTCTGGATGCTGGCGACCCCGGACATGACGCTGGCGGATTTCGTGGCCTGGAAGCGGCATCTGGCGCCGGTGCTGCCGGGGCGGTGCGTCGCGGCCGGGCTGCACCGGGTGCAGGCCAGCGTGATGGCGAGCCACCGGGCGGCGAAGCGGTTCATGGCCGAGTGCGGCATGCGCTTCGAGGGGCCGGAGCGCCGCATGGGGCGCCATGGCGAGGACTTCGAGCGCTGGGTGGCGCTGGCCGGAGATTTCATCGAGGAAGGCGCGGACCCCCGCGCCGCAACGCGGAAGGAGACTGACCCATGTGTGTAGGTGGCGGCGCCCCGAACCCCCCGAAGCCCGCGCCGCTGGCGGCGCCCCAGTCCGATCAGGTGCGCCGCGCGGGCGCGCTGGAGGCCGCCGCCAGGCGGCGCGCCGCCGGCATCCAGGGCGATATCCTGGTGGCGCCCTTGGGCATCCCCAGCGGCGCGTCGCTGCGGCTGGGCGGGTGAGATGGCGCGCTACACCCAGCACGCGGCCGGCCAGGGCGGCTGGACGGACTGGATCCGGCCGGTGCCGGCCGGCTACCGCGCGTGCTGCTGCGACTGCGGGCTGGTGCACGAGATCGAGTTCCGGGTCGCCGACGGCATCGAGCCGAGCGTCGAGTTCCGCGTGCGACGGCACAACCGGGCGACCGCGCAGGTGCCGCGCGCCATGAAGAAGGGCGATGACCATGCCGCTTGACAAGACCCTGCCCGTGGGCAGCGCCGAAGAGGCGAAATGGGTGCTGGCGCGCTATGACGCGCTGAAGTCCGAGCGCCGGCGCGTCGAGCCCGAGCTCGACGCCATCGCGCATTACCTGAACCCGCGGCGGCGCAGCTTCCAGGGCACGCAGTCGCCGGGCGACTGGGTGCAGCGCGGGATCTACAACTCGTATCCGATCGTGTTTCGCGACCAGCTGACCTCGCACCTGTTCTCGACCGCGATGAACCCGGCCAACGAGTGGTTCGCGCTGCGCACCCCCGATCCGGACCTGAACGACTTCCACGCGGCCAAGGCGTGGCTGGACCACGCCACGACGGTGACGCTGGGGCTGTTCTCGCCCCGGGTCTCGAGCTTCTACTCGGCCGCCATCCCGTTCCTGGCCGACGACGCGACCTTCGGCACGGCGCTGCAGTTCGACGAGTTCGACGAGGCGCGCGGCCGGATCATGGACCGGACCATGCCGCTGGACCAGTCCGTGATCGCGGTCGACGAGTTCGGCGAGATCGTCGAGTTCGCCCGGCGCTTCCCGATGACCGGCATCCAGGCGGTCAGGAAGTTCGGCCGGGAAGCGCTGGCGCCCGCCATCGTCAGCGCCGCCGACCGGGGCGACGAGGACGCGAAGTTCTGGGTCGTGCTGCTGGTGAGCGAGAACCGCAACTTCATGCCGGGCCGCATGGGGCGCGCGGGCAAGCCCTGGCAGTCGATCTACGTCTCGGAGGACAGCCGGACCGTGGTGCGCGCGGCGGGCTTCCAGGACAACCCCTTCACCGGGGCGCGCTGGCACGTGGACACCGGCGAGCAGTGGGGGCGCGGCCAGGCCTGGGCGGCGTTCGCGGGCGTGCGGCTGATCAACGTGCAGGAGGAGGCGGTGACCCGGGCCGGGCAGCGCGCGGCCAAGCCGGCGCTGCTGGTGGCGCATGAGCGGGTGCTGCCGCGCGGGCGGGCGGTGAACCCGGGCTCGGTGCTGTATGGCGGGATCGCCGGGGGCCGGGCGCAGGTCCAGGAGATGGCGCCGGGGGCGGGCACCATCGCCATCACCATGGAGCACCAGAGGGCGAAGATCGACGAGGTGCGCGAGGCGTTCCACGTGGCGCTGTTCAACCTCGCCGGCCGCAGCGGCCTGTCGCCGCAGGAGTGGTTCGACCAGCACGCCGAGATGCTGCGCCGGGTCGCGCCCCACATCACCCGGCTGCAGGAGGAGTACCTGGTGCGCAAGATCGAGAAGCGCTTCAACCTGGCGCTGCGCCTGGGCCTGCTGCCGCCGCCGCCGCCCGAGCTGCAGGCGCAGCCGCTGGAGATCGACTACACCTCGGCCTCGAGCCTGGCGCAGCGCGCGGCGGACGGGGCCGCGACGGTGCGGTTCCTGCAGGACCTGGCGCCGCTGGCGCAGCTGGGGCGCGGCGCGGCCGGGCGCATCGACGCCCGGGTCGATCCGGACGGGGTGGCCGAGGTGCTGCAGGCGGCGCGCGGCGTGCCGGCCAAGGTGCTGCGCTCGCGCGCCGCCGCCGACGAGCTGAGCCAGCGCGACGCCCAGGCCCAGCAACTGGCGATGGCGGCCGAGCTGGCGCCAGGCGCGGCGGGCGCGGCGAAGGACCTGGTCGAGGCGCGCGCCCTGGCCCAGGACGGCGCCGGCGGCGGGACGCGGCCATGATCACGCCGCGCAGCGCGCGCATCGGCCTCTACGCCCGGACCGCGCGCCTCTTTGGGCGCGACCGGGCGCGGCGGCTGAGCGCGGGCTGGCGCGCCGCGCTGACGGCGCATCCGGAGCTGGTGGCCGATCTCTACGCGCTGGGGTTCCTGGCCCAGGCGCATGTGCATCCCGACGGCACGGCCCTGAGCGCGCCGGAGACCGACCGGCGCGAGGGCGCCCGGTTCCTGGCGCTGGCGATCCTGGCCCGCGCCCAGATCACCGAGTTGGAAATGAAGACCGCAATCGAGGAGATGGACGATGACGCCGATCACGACGATCCTTTGGCCGGGACAGGCCCCGGCCTGCCTGCGCGCCCCGAGCGATGAGCCGGACGGAGGCGCGGGCGGGGCCGCTGGAGCCGGCGCTGCTGGCGGCGGCGGCGATGGCGGGGCCGGAGGCGATGGCGGTGCTGGCGGCGCCGGGGCCGGATCCGGCGGCGG